CCCTTAGCGTCTGACATTTCATTCTTTTCATTCAAAAACTTTTTGACAAAATTATTAATGTCACTTTGAGTATCTTTAACCTCATTAGCATTGTTTACTTTAAATCTATATTTCTTATCTCCGACGTTATATTCAAAACCTTTGAACTTGTCGTTAAAAACATTGTCTGTTTTTTGTAAGAATGTAGATTTAGCTTTATCCGCTACCTTTTGATTCTCTTCAGATTCCTTGTTGTATCTATTAAAGAAATCAACTGCTTTCTGTTGCTCACTCGTAAGCTTTGAACCAGCTTTAATTTCTTCATAGTATTTGGACTTTTGCCCGTCCAGATGGGCTTTAGCGTCGGCAACTTGCTCTTTTAACGCTAATTTTTTTCTACGTATATCTCTTTCTTCATCAATGTCTTCGTCGTAAGAGAACGTGTCTTCCATAAGGAAGTTAATTTCTTCTTGATTTAAATGGGGTTTTGTTTGTTTATAGTACTCGTATAACAAATCTTTATCCTCTAATTTACTGTAATCTTGATTAAGTCTTACGTAATCATTTAAATCTCCACCAGTTTCTTCCATAAAGTCCATTAGTTTTTGAACATTTTCTGGAACTGGTTTACCTGTCTCTTGAGCTTCTACTATAGCTTCTGCAACTTTTTCTTCTAGCTCTTCAGCTGTTTCTTCAACCTCTTCCTCTTCGTCTGTTATTTCTTCTAAAACAGGTGTTTCATCATTTTCTTCTGTAGATTGTTCAACAACCTCTTCTTTATCAGCCGTTTCTTCAGTAACCTCTTCTTGAACTTCCTCGGTTTTTGTGTCATTAACTGGTTGTTCATCTTCTATTTTTTCTTTAGGTGGGTTACTTAAATCTACTTTTATCACGCTATCATCTCCAGCGCTTTCAAATTTACTTTCATCAACTTGAGGTGTTTCCTCGGTTTGATCTTGTGTAGTTTCTTCAACTACGTTTTCTACGTTTTCTTCCATAATATAATATAATAATAATTAATAAAAAATTTATCTAGGTTCAAATGCTCCTAAATCGAATCCGCCACCTAGTATATCATTACCTGCGGACTCAAAGTTTTTAGGTGGTTTACCACTATTTCTTTGTTCAATCATTTCGCTTTGTTGAGATGCTTGAATCCTTGTTCTTTCATCTTTACGATCTTCTTTTTCTTTTTCTTTTTGTTTCTTAGAATCATTTTCTAACCCCTTCAATTGCATGTTATATTGAAATTCTAATTCCATCAACTCTTTTTTGTATGCAACTTCTTGTTGCATTTTTTGTGATTCCATTTGAGCTTTTATTTGCTCTAATTCAGCATCAGATTGCGTGGTAGCCTGTTTCTTTTGAATCTCTGCTTGAGCAGCGACTTGTTGGGCTTGAGCGTTTGCTTGGGCTTGTGCTTGAATATTTTGTTGAACTATCAATTGATCTCTTTCTATTTTTTTCTTTCTACGTATCTTTAAGAGTTGATTAGCTAGTTTAATATTTTTTATTTCTCTAAGGTCAATAGCATCTTCTAACTCTATATTTTTAGATTGTAATGCCATCTGTATATTATTCTCTAACATCATTTTCTCTTCTTCGTCTGGTGTTAATTGTATAAATATACCAAAGTCATAAAGATGTAGTTCTTTCATCTCATCTAAAGTAGCTACATTATGAGCTCCTATAGCTTGAATAAAAGCATCTCTTGTTGGTGAATACTCTATAATATCAGATATTCTAAGCGATAAACATTCAGCTGTTTCAGCTGTTAAAAATAATCCAGCTTGTAATATATGTCTTGTTGCCGTGTTACTATTTGCAGCGGCTAATTTTTGCACTCCTACTAAAGCGTTTTTGTCTGGCATACTACCATCTCTAGCTTCATTAAGCCCGGTGACATCTCTTATCATTTGTAAATAATAGTTGTAGTTGGCTATAAGAGCTTGCATTTTATTTCCACCAGATCCAGATGTAATTTCTTGAATAGGAACTTTACCAGGGTTCATCTCACCTTCCGAAGTAAAGCTTCGTCCAATTACAGATCCAGTTTGGAAGAACATGTTTAAGGCTTCTTGTGGATTATAGTTTGTTCCATTGCCAAGATCTATTTCAGCAAGACCATCAGCATCTAAATAAACGCCATCTGGAACCATTTTCGACATTACTTGTTGCAGTTTTAAATGTGTCAACTGAATCATATCGGCAAAACCCGTTATACGTTTTACTAATGAATCTATTTTTCCATTATACATTCTAGGAGCCACAATAGAATAATTCATTTTAACTTTAGTAAAATCACTTTTAGGACGCATCATATTAGCAGCCATCTCCCATTTAAGTAATTTATCAGTACCTAAAATCATAGCGCCATCATAAAGGCATTCTATAGACCTTAGCATTCTACTGTAACCACCTTCCTTATCTTCTGGAGGGTTAAAAGTATCGTCTTTAGGTATAATTTTATCAGCGCCAGTGCCAGTTTCTTTTACCTTATACACTTCATTCATGTAAGTTTTATAATTAAAGTACAAAACTTGAATAGTATTATTATCTTCTTTATCTGTAGAATGTATATTGTTGTAGTTAGATCTATTATTAGATTTATTCTTCATTATATCCTCAAGTTCAATTTCTGTTAAATGAGGGAATTGTTTAGCTAATTCATTTACTGGGATAGATTTCACTTCGCCAGCGTAGTATATATCATCAAAATAAGGAGAATCTGTATATGAATAAACTAAATTAGCGGGATCTACATAATCTATAGTAACTCCTTCAGAGGTATTAAAACAAGTTTTTACAGCACCTATACCTAAAACGGTTAAATCATAGTAAAATCTTTTCTTGATTAATTCGTAATTATTACCCTCCATCAAAACATTTAAAGCTTGTTCTTCTGCTAATTCCACAGACTGCTTATATGTTAATTGCATGTGAAGTTCTAATTCTTCTTCTGTTTCTGGTAATGTTTCTGGATCGTTCTCAGCTAATGTTATTCCAAAAGCTTGTTGTGAAAAATCATTCAACTCTTTCGTTCTCATATCAGAAAGTATAGATTCCATATACTTAGTTCTTTTCGCTATACCATAAGGATCTTGCGAAAACGCTTTTATATCATAAGTTCTTTCAGCTATACCATTTACCACTATATCTACAAATTTAGATATAATTGGGACTGGTTTCCAATCTAAATTAAGATAGGACAAATCACCATTTATAGATAACTCATCCTTATATTTTTGAATAGATTGCTCGCCTCTAGCGTACAACCTTAAGCTGTGAAAATTATTGTAGTTAGATCTATATCTATTAAGACTCTTATCATTATTAAACCACTCTTGCTCTATAGCTTTACCAACTTTCAAACCATAATCAAAGCTAAGCTTTTCAGCATCACTTACGGTTTGACTTGGGAAATAACTTTTTATGCCAGACTCTGCCATATATTTATTTTATTATTTGTGAATTAGTTCCAGTATTACTATACTTAGAAACTGTTATGTTTAATTTAGGTTTTTCAACCTTTGCATTTGGAGCATATAAATGTCTATTGTTTGCCATAATTGCTAAACCAGAACTTATTGACGCATCAAACTTTGTTCTTTTATTTATATCAAATCTTGCCCAATCATTTAATAGTTCGTTAAAATATAAATCTCCAAACGTTCCATCTTGCTTCATTCCAACATGATCTTGAATATACATTTCGATCGCTGCTGCGTGGGCTTGTTTTATATCTTCACTGGAGTTTGGAATTCCTCCAACTTCTTTTTCTGCTACAGATAATTTATTCCATATCTTATCTGGTCTATTCATACTAAATCCTCTATAACCTCTTCTTCTAAGATAATAAAGTAATCTAGGTTTATTGTTCTCTGCAAGTATTGGCATTCCATAAAATACTAATGCCATTAAAACATCTTCAAAGAATATCTCAGCCGTAGGTGGTCTTGATAAGTATTCTAAAAAGAAGCTATTCGCAGGAGCGTCCTCCATACTAAACCTGGTTAAGCCGTGTAATGCTCCTTTAGAACCTACACCATCTACGGTTCCTGATATATCATAAGAGTCACAACCAAATGCTCCCATGTGTTCATTACCAGGATACTTTACTCCGTTTTTAAGTACCACTCTATTTTGTAATCCAGATTTAGGTACCCAGCTAACTTTAAATCTACCTTTTGGATCTGGGTAAAATATAACTTGAGAATCTTTAACTCCATTCACCCATTGAAAATTACCTTTTGTAATTCCTAGAGTCCTTGACATCTCTTCGTTGTAGTCTATCTGCTCGTATAACTTTACTAAGTTAAATATACTGTTTTTTGTTTCATCTCTAAATGCATGTTCTTCAGTTCTTGGGAACTGTCTATAGAATTCGTTTAAAGCATCTTGATCATCTTTTAAACCGTCAGCCTCATTCTGCCAATTGTCTACAACACCAACATCTATTAATTCGCCGTCTGGGGCGAACACATCGATATCAGGTGTATCAAATACTGGAACTCCATACTCGTCAATAAAGCCTTCGTAGTTCCATTCCATTGGG